ACGGCAAGCGGCACCTCGCTCATCGTGCCCGCCGCGACTGCCTCTCGCTGCTCGTACCAGTGCGCGACAAGCATCCTGATCGCGATGCGCAGCGGCTGCGGCACGCTCGACGCAGCCGCTCCGTATCCCGCGATCCAGTCGATCTCGACAGCTCCTCGATGTCCCGTATAGACGGTCGGCCAATCGCCGAGCGCGGGCAGCACGAGTAGGGGAGGATTGTTCGCAAGCAAAAGCTCGAAGTCAGCTCCCGCATATGTCAGGGTCTGCAACGAGTCATCGTCGTCGTAATATCGGATGCGAGGTGTCGCGTATGCGATGCCCGTGACCGTGTTCGCGGCTGCCGATACGGCTGGCGATCGTGGCAGCCGAATATCGAGCGGGAACACGTCGAGGAGCATGCGATAGGCCGTGTAGGTTAGTGTGCGTCGCGTGTATCTCTCGACGTGCACGCGCGCGGCCGTGATGAGCGCCGTGATCAGCGCGTCCTCGTCACTGTGATCGACGCGTAGGTGCAATTTCGCCTCGGCGAGCGTGATCGGCTCGACGGTCGGCTCGACCAGGACGGAGAGCGAGTTGATCGGTGTCGCGCTCATCGCATCTCGCGGCGTCGCCTGCGCTCCGGCGTGTGATACTCGAGAGGTGCGGGTGTTGTGTGCGACGGCGGCTCGATCGGTGCGCGATCGGGCCAGCGCGCCTCGCCCGTACGCACGAGGTCGTGCGCGGTCGCGCTGTCGACCTCGATCTCGGATCCTGGTGCGATGCACCCGCCATCGGTGACGAGTGCGACGAGGGTGATGATGATCATGTGTCCACTCTACTCCGAGGAATGTGGACCTTGCAAGCGCTCTGATGCGGTTTTTTTGCTGTGACACGAATGACACAACGGCTGAAGGTTTTCGCGAGCGTCTGTGCCGCCGCGCGACAGAGGCACGATGTGATCCACCTGACTCGCTGCCGCGCCACAGTGACGACACAGCGGCTCCTCACGCAGGATCATCAGACGCCAGCGTGTCCAGGCCGTGTCGTATCCGCGACGATACGCGCTCGGCCGCGTGTCGGGTGACCTCGGTGCGCGTAGCGGTCGCGCGGGTCTGTGTCTCGGTATGCGATCAGCCACGATATCGGCACCTCGACCGGTGGTCGGGCAGCGAACGCCGGAGGCAAGTGAGTGCACCGACCACCGGTCCACTGTGCCACGACATATCGTAAAAGTCAATTGGCACGATTTTTTCTCTTAGTATTAGTGTATTGTATTAGTATTAGATACTAGTGCGTCTCGTGTCGTGATAGTGAGTTTGGTGTGGTCGGTGCACTCGCTGCCTCCGGCGCTCGCTGCCCGACCACACATGAACTATGACACGATCGCAATATACTCGCGCGCGCGCGCGCGAAGCCGTGTTCCAAAACGTCGGTAGTTGTCACAAAGTACAGACACCATGGAAGCCAGAACAGAATCATGCCTTTGCGGCCCCGATTTGTGGCCTAGAACGAGAGATTATCAGAAAGCCGACTCTCAGGTCGGTTCGCATTAAAAAGTTGCTTAAAAGCGATTTTAAAGCGTGTCCGTCAAACCCAGTCGATCGTGACCTCGGCACACGCGGACGATATCGGCTGAGTATCGATCGATATCGAGACGGACCGCACGATCGAGCAGCAGTCGTCCTCGATGACGTGCCAGTGGACGAGCCAGTCCAGGATCGGCTTTAGGCAATTATCTAAATCTCTATTGCCTCTCCATCCCGGCCCGGTGCGGATCACGATCGAGATGGCATGCGGACCCGTCCAGCCGTGACGCGGAACGCGCTGCTCGAGCGCTGCCAGATCGCACTGCTCGAGCCAGATGCGATAGTTTTTGCTTTTTCTGATGCGTCGTCCCTGGCATCTCCATATCGCGTTCGTGCTGGGCGGAATCGGCAGCGTGAGCCAGAGCGCTACGGGCGCTGGCGTGGTCGTGGTGTCGTGCCGCATGTCGAGTACCTCTCGTGATACATACGAGCGACCGAGGACGCGTCAAGCAGGACATGCCGACCGAGGCGACCACATGTGAGGAGGACACCGGTCGCGACGTATCGAGCGATCGTGCGATCCGTGACACCGAGCAGTCGAGCCGCATCCGTAGTCGTCATGTCTGCCCTCCAGTACCAGGTCACTCGTGCCGATATGTCACGCAGGAGGTGCGTGATGCGCATAGTGTACATCGGTTTACTGATTTTTCTCCCTCTATTTTCCGGCTGTGCCTGGAGAATTTCCGGCAACGTAACCTACGCCAGTGGCCCGACTTCCGTTTCATTTTCTGTAAGTCGGTAAGATTTTTCTTGATTTTTTTCTCACGCCTAGCATACATTTTCCGGGCCGGAAAGGAGGCCAGAAATGAAAAGTCATGATGACCACATTGAGTCCGTTATAACGCTCGCGTCATCTCGATGGGTGACGGCGCGTGAGGCGGCGAAGCACCTGGTCGTGACGAGTCGCGCGGTGCGCTACATGATCGCTCGAGGCGAACTCGTCGCTCAGCGTCGTGGCGACGGCTGGCGCATCAGCACCGCATCGGTGCGCAAACGCCTGCGGGCCATGCGATGAGCGGGCTCGTGCTGACTCGCACGGTCGGCCAGTCGGTCGTGCTGTCGATCGAGACAGATGGAGAAACGACCGTGCTGGCCGTGGTGACGGTCGAGTCTGCCAGGCGAGGCACCGCGTCGCTGCGGACAGTCGCGGCCAGCGCCGTCAAGATTTCGAGATATGACGAGAGATTTTGCCTGGATGATGAAGAAGGTCAGGAGTCATCGGAATGAATAAGCTGGCCTCCGCGATGGCGCTGCTACGGTATGCCGGTTTTTCAATCCTGCCGATTGGCAGGAATAAGACTCCGAGCATCCCAAATTTGCCTTTAGATTTGGTCACACGTCGCCCTAGCTGGAATCCCCTGATCGACTCACCGATCGAGATCCCACAGATCGACCGCTGGATCGCGGGCGGAGCCCTCGGAGTAGGCGTCATTGGCGGTGTCGGCAATCTCGCCATACTGGATGTCGAGTCTGATCTCGCATGGCAGCGCCTCGACGCCATGCTACCGGCTCACCTGCGTGAGCTGGTCATGCAGTCCAGTCTCGTGCAGACTCCGTCGGGTGGTCGGCATCTCTATTGCGTGCTCGAGTCGCGACCTGGCACGGGTCGATGCCTGGCTCGCGATATAGCGGGTGAAGTGCTGATCGAGTGGCGCGGCGATCGGCAGTATGTCGTCGCACCTGGATCGTCACCACTATGCCACCCGACCGGACGACTCTATACCTGGCTGCGGTACTGCGACGAGGAAGAGCGCTGCATCTGGCCCGTGTCAGCATGGAGAGAGCTGTGCGAGCTCTGTCTTGTACTCGACGAGTCAGATATCGAGAGCGCGTCGGAGCCGACACCAGCTCCGAGCCAGGTCGGCCCGCCTCGGGTCCGGGTGCAGCAGAGGACCGCGCAGCAGGACGAGGATCCGGGTGCGCACTATTCCCGCGTCGGTGACTGGCGCGAGCTGCTGGCCGGTCATGGATGGACACTGGTCAGCGAGGTGAATGGCGTTCAGCGCTGGCGGCGGCCCGGCAAAAATGAGGGCGCATCCGCGACGGTCGGGCACTGCCACGGATCTCGTGGCGAATCTCAAATGTTCGTCTTTTCGACTTCAGCCATCCCATTTGAATCTGGCAAGACTTATTCACTTTTTGCGGCCCGGGCGATCCTATCGCATGCTGGTGATTTTTCGGCCTGCGCCCGCGAGCTGCGCCTGGCCGGGTATGGGTCGTCGACATCGTCCGAGCCGACCACGCCGGAGCCGGAGCAGGTCGACACGGGGCGACGCTACCTGTTGTCGAGCGAGCTGCGCCGAGTCGATGCTGAGCAGCGCTGGATCGTGCACGGGATCGTGCCTGCGGGTGGTAGTGTGATCCTGTCCGCGCATCCAAAGGTGGGCAAAACGACGCTCCTGGCGCACATGATTCGGTGCCTCGGCACGGGTGAGCCATTTTTGGGCCAGGCCGTGCGGCCGACAAAATGTCTCGTACTGTCCGAGGAGGACGAGGCGACACTCGCCGAGCGCGTCTCCGACCTCGGTCTCGGTGATCATGTCGGGTGGTATGTGCGTCAGTTCCCGAGTCGTCCTACACCTGCCGCGTGGTCCGAGTGGATCGTGCAGTCTGTACGCGATTGTCTCGCATTTAATGCTGGCGTACTGGTGGTCGACACTCTGTCTCGCCACCTACCGATGAGCGACGAGAATTCGAGCACGGAGATCGACAACGCGCTCGCGCCGCTGACGATGCTGCTCGACGCGGGCGTCGCAATCGTGCTGGTGCATCACCTACGCAAGGGGAGTGACACGGGCGTAACTGCAGCCCGGGGATCGATCGCGATCCAGGCGTGGGCCGAGGTGCTGCTCAACCTGTCCAGGGGCACTGACATGCCGGAGACGGCGCGCGTGCTGACCTGCGAGACCCGGCACAGTCACGGCATCGGCAGGGTCGTGATCGACATGGTCGATGGCGAATATGTCCTGAGCGGCGAGGAACAGCTTGCGCACGAGCAGGCTCGGCACGTGCTGGCCGATGCGATGCGCTCAGGTGAGGAGCTGACTGCCGCAGAGTGGGCGCGACGGGTGTCACTGCGTCGCGCCCTGATCGAATCCGTGCTGCACGCCGAGATGCTAGTCGGCCGGGTGGCGCAGTCGGGTGATGGGTCGAGGGGATCGGCCTATCGGTATAGGAGAGTGGAGATCCGAGATGGCGCATAAGTTACGTGTCGATATCTATGAGCAGCTGCCGGTGGGCAGTTATCGGGCGAAGCTGACCGGGCGCAAGGAGATGCCGGCCAGCGCGAAATTCCCGGACGCGGGTCCGTCATTCGCCTGGGAGTTCACGGTCACGGACGGCCCGCACGCGGGTGCGACCGCGTCCGCCTGGACACCGACTCGACTGAGCACCCAGAACAATCTGGGCCGGCTGGTGCAGCGGATGCTCGGTCGGCCGATCCGCAGCGGCGAGGAGATTGACCTCGACGATTTTCTGGATCGCGAGTACACGATCATCCTCGACCTGACGCAGGACGGGGCGCGAACCAAGGTCATCAGCGCGCAGCCGATCGCGGGCGCTGTCGCTCCTGCTGCATCGGCACCGATGCCGATGCCGACTGTACCTGTATCGCCTCCGCCAGCTCCGAGTCCGTCGCGCAACGGCAAGGTGCCCGCGTCTCCGGCAGCTCCCGCTCCCGCAAAGCGATTCATCGAGGCGCGCACAGATGTGCGACAGCCGGATCGTTGGTGTCATGTCGCTCCTGGAGACGGATCGCAGGTCGAGGTCACGGTCGCGCACCTGCGTGCTCGTGTCGAGTCGGGCGAGTGGCCATCGCAGGATGTTCAGGTGTTCGTCCCCGAGGCCGGGGAATGGGTGCCGTACAACGTCATTGACCTCCCATTCTGAATATCACTAGACTCGGCAGAGGCACGGAGCCGAGCGTCAGTAGGTCTGACGGACGAGGGGTGCTGACCTCTCGGGTCGACAAGGATGTCGACCAGTCGGCGGGGCGACCTACGCACCCGCCGGCGATACACGCGACCTCGCTGCGGCGGGGCGCATGAGGGTGGGCGCGATCGTCATCGTCGCGAGCTCCGCATGTGTCGGCAGATACCCCACCGTCTGCCGATGGACGCGCGAGTCAGGACTCCGTCCGGGTTCAAGTCCCGGTGCGCGGCTGACACATCCTGGTCGGGCGGCGCGTTGCCGCAAACCAGATAGATCGTCATGTCTGGTCGCCTTGGGTCAACACCGGCCGGGATGTGTCACTCTGTAGCAGATTCCGTGAGATCGTCTAATGGCAACCGATAAACGACGCCTCCTGTCCCAAGTCTGGTATCGCCATCTCGGTCGCGACCACAGGCTACCGGCAGACCTGCGCGTGATGACCTGCGCGCAATGTCTCGATCTCGTGTCTCGAGACCGGTCGACGCTGCAACCGCACCAGCTCGATATCGTGAGCGTGTATGGTGGCCATCTGCCCGATCGGCGCACTCCGGGCCACTATCGACCCTATTGTGCGCCGTGTTTGTGCGCCGTCCTTGACCTGCCTGGCGAGGCCGTGCAGATACTAGACGGGGAGGTCGAGCCCAATGAGTGACGATACCGACATGCTGGCCGACGAGGCGCGCAGGATCATCCTCGATATCGCGCGACGCTACGGGCTCGACGCGCAGGCGCATCCGCAGCTCTCGCAGCTGCTGGCCTGCATCGAGGTGCTGCGGCGAGCGTGCCTCGAGAGCCGATAGGAGATAGACAATGGCGGAGCTAATTGAGCTGGCCTGGTACGAGGTCCACATGGCCACGTCCGTGGCGAATCTGCGACAGATCATGGCATTGCGGGATGGCCGCCAGGATGCGCACGGATTCGCCGGAGATCCGTGGCGTGTGCACATGGAGGGAGCATGTGGCGAGATGGCTCTGGCCAAGTTCCTCGGCGTCTATTGGTCCGGGAGCGTCGACGCATTCCGGCTCCCTGATGTCGGCTCTCTGCAGGTGCGCACACGGTCGTCGCACGAGTACGACCTGATCGTGCGACATGCGGACTCCGATGAGTCGCGATATGTCCTGATCACCGGACAGGCCCCAAGGTACGTCATACACGGGTGGATGCTGGGCAAAGACGCCAAGCAGTCGCACTATTACAAAACCTATGGAGATCGACCTGGTGCCTTTTTCGTCCCGCAGTCTGATCTGCGCGACATCACACTGATCGGCACCTGATCTATCTCGTCCCCATGCATATGACGGGAGCGTCGATCTTCGGCGCTTTTTTCATGTGATCGGATTTTTTTTTCACGTCTGCTTGAATTATGGCCGTTATCGGCTATAGTAATCTCATCACCGCAGTGGTGATGGACGATAAACAAGGAGACGACGATGAAGAGCCACCATGAAATGATTGTCACCAGTACCGAGATCCGTCGCCATAACGGCCAATGCGCGTATGGCGCGTGGCAGCCTTTGGGCGATCAGCTCCCGTCCGTGATCGACGCGGTTGCTGACGAGATCGTATCGGCTCAATGCGCAGAAATTCGACGAGAACCCCAATCCGGCAACACCGACGAGGACGGGATCGTGACTGTAGGCGGCCAGATGTATGTCTATAGTCGCTAATCACACGAGATCAGGAGGCAGGGCGATGATGGACCGGATCGACGATCAGATTGCGCGAGAGCTACAGCGATCCCACGACACGCTCGAGCCCTATGTGGTCGCGATGGCGTGGCGCGAATACCTTGAGATGCGATACGAGCAGAGCGGAAGGGAGGTGCGCCGCTGTCAGGACGGGCAATGCAATACCTGCTATGCGTGCGTGTGTCGAGCGCGCGACAACATGGTCGCGCTACGGCAGACGCACGAGGCCGCGACCAGAGCACTGACCGACACGCTCATCGACAGGCACGTCACGGACCTGTCGCTGCGCATCGCGCACGCGACCGGCTCGCCTCGCCTCGGGCATCCAGAGACCAGGTACGGAGGCTATCACGATTAGTCACATCAGCGTGACCGAGGCGGCGCGGCGACTCGAGGTCTCGGCCCGCACGGTGCGACGACTGTGCGCGACCGGCGCGATCCCCTGCGATCGTGTCGGCCGCGCGTATCTCATCCGGCAGGCCGAGCTACCTGATCGCCGAGCCATCATCCAGCGTGACCACCGGCACGCCTGAGCACCATCAGGCCGTGACAGTGGTGATACTCGACCTCGCATCCGTACTCAATCCCGAGGTCGGTGCGCTCGCGCCATCGCAGGATCGCCCGCCTGAGCCCCTCGTATCCCGAGGGTGATGCCAAACGCAGGAGCGGCGACGCGTGCCCGTAGACGGGCTCGTCGTTCCAGCCATAGGTCGAGGTGTCGTGCAGGACGATCGCTCCGCCAGGACGCACGCGGGGAGCGTGACGCTCGAGCTCCGCGTAGAGCTGGTCGTGCGTGTGCAGCGTGTCGATCATCAGCAGGTCGCACTCCGGGATCTCGACCAGGAGCGAGTCAGACTGCACATACGACCACCACACACCAGCTCCCGCCGCGATCGACTGATACTGGACCAGACTGCCAGGCAGGGGCAGGATGTCGACCGACATCAGTCGGGTCGGCCGACCCTGCATTAGGGCGACCGTGCTCACTCCGTCGCGCACGCCCAGCTCGACGACCTGCTCGCATCCCGTGGCGAGGTCGACGAGCGTGTCCATGTGTCCCTGCATGTCCGTCGGCATGGCCCGCACGCGGGTATACAGTTCGCGCAGTGTCATCGCTATGCTCCTCGGTCGAGTCGCACGAGGGCCTCGTGCACGGCACGCTCATAGTCGCGTCGATATCCCGCCGTGAGTCGGATCAGACCCCGAGCCAGAGACCCGGATCGCAGCTCTCCCTCGACGATGCCCTCGACGATCTCGCTCACCCGGTCGCCATCGTTGACGAATGTGGACGCATGCGCGCGGCCTGATGTGCCAAATCTGTAGATGTAGAACGCGTCACGCTGCGGTATCTCATACGACACGGGTCCGCGACGATTGAGATCCGCCATGAGCGTGGTGTCGATGCCCGCCCAGTCGCGCTCGTGATAGCCGCCGATCGACCAGAAAAGGTCTCTGTGCACGGCGAGGTTGGCATGGAACAGATTGCGCGCCGGGATGATCTCGTCGTAGCGATGCTCGTACCAGGCGATCGGCGTGTGCCAGACCTGCCCGCGCATCCTGTCGATCGTGTATGAGATCCGGTGCGGGAGGTAGATGTCGTCGTCCTCCCAGACGAATAGCACATCGCCCTGAGCCAGTCTCGCGGTCTCGTTGAATTTCTTGCCGAGCGGCACGATCCGATCGGCGACATTCACGACACGCACCCGAGGATCGCCCGACCAGATCAGCGTCTGGTCGGCAAGGTCGTTGAGGATGACGAGCTCCATCGGCCCGCGATAGTCCTGTCGCAAAAACGACTCGATGACCTCCTCGACGCACTCGGGCCGACCGTAGGTCGGGCAGAGACACGAGACGAATGGCCTAGCGCTCGAGGGCATGGGTGCGGATCCTGTCGGTGACATACTCGGCCATGAGTCGATGCTGCTCGGGCGTGATCGGCATGTCAGCCAGCATCCTGTCGCAGATCTCCTCGGCGTAGACGCGCAGCGGCTTGGGGTCCGGGATCGAGTCACCCGGACGCACGATGCTGTGGCGCACGCTGTGGGCATGCATGAGGCAATGTCGCTGCAGGTCGATGCAGGCCGACAGCATCAGCATCGACCAGTCCTCCTGACCGCGTGCCAGGCGACGCACGCGATCGATCTGCTCGATCAGATCAGCCATGAGATTTTCCTCACTTTGAATCCTTCGACGCTCCCGAATATCCAGCAATCGCCGGATGACAGCATCGACTCGATGATGTTGGCCCGCGCCCAGAATCCCTCGGGCCCGGGCGATCCCGGGCCCGTCGGTCCCGAGTGCGCGTCTGGCCCCCAGGAATTGTCGATGCGGCCGACCTCGACTCCGTCGATGCGATCGTATCCGCACAGTGTCATGCAGTGAGCCCAGCGACCAGACGCCTCGCAGATGCCGAGCGAGTTGCGACGCATCACGAAGCCCTGATGACTGCACAGCGATATGGCATATCCAGATGCGAGCGCCTTTTTAGCTCCGG